GTAAGTCGTGAATGTGTTCGTTACGATAGACATGATGGATTCCTTATTTCAAGAGTTTGAAGATTGCATCAGCCGCGTCATCGACACGGCCAGTTTTTGCTAGACGCTGTTGTGCTCGCATCGCTTCAGTGTTGTTTGATACTCTTCCTGCTGCACCAGGCTTGGCAGGTCTTGGCCCATTGTTCGTCACTGGCTTGATGTCCTTTCGCTTGGACATCATCTGGTCATACAGTGCCGCTTTTCGCAGCAATACAACCGCCCTGTGATCCACAACATTCTTCAGTTCATCAGGTGAGAACCCAGCCTTTTGGCCGAATTGAACAAGCATTGCCTTCTCAGCAGCCGCCTTCTTTGAGTCTTTCCACTCAGGGATGGCGGCCATCAAAGCCTCTTGTTCCTGTTGCAACATCTGATTACGATATTGAAACTGCTCTTGCTGTGACAACTCAGAGAGTCGCTGCTTTTCCGATTGGATGGCCGCGTTCTTCTCTTGGTTTTCACGCATCAACTCGCGCTGCCTTACCCATTCGATGGGGTCTTCCTGATAAAGACGATCCCAATCAATGTTTGGCTGCGCTGCCTGCTGAACCTGTGCCTCTAGAGCACCCAACAAATGAGCGTACTGCTCGCGCTCGGCACGCACTGCCTGCAACTCGACTTCGGTCTGTTTCCTGACCTCCGCAATTTGCTGCGTTTTGCGTGTGTAATCCTGAGTCCTTGAATATCCCTTTTGGAGTTCCTCCAGCGTCACCTCGACTTCTTTACCGTCAACCTTGACGGTGAAGACTTGTGGCTGTTCTTCCTCCTCGGAATCTTCCTCTTCTTCGGATTGTTCGGAATCAGTTTCGTCACCGTCCGCGTCTGCATCGGTCAGCAACTCCTCATCTACCGCCGCGCCCTCTTCGGGCAACTGCGCCTCTTGGTCTTCCTCTTGTCCCTGTTCGGGGAGCAATCCCTCAAGTGCATTGGCCGCTTCGGCCATATTCATCGGACCCTGAACAACACTCGCCGCTGGCGTTGGTGCTACTGTTTGCATTGGTCTATTTCCTCAATTAAACAAGATTTTTTTGTGCTCGCTCAATGGCACGCTGTGCCACCTTGCCGTTATCAATCAATTTGATCAATTCATTTTTGAAATTCTCAATGGCACGCAACTGCGCCCAACAGATTTCGCGCTTGGCAACTTCCTCGGGCTTGCTGTTCTCAAACTCCCAGTGCAAGTCGCCACGCATCTTCTCAATCGCAGTCGAGAAAACCTCGTCCTGCATAAACTGCTCGGACTTGCGCCCTTTCCTGACCTGTTCTTCGTTCATTGCGCCATTCCATTGAAGTTAATAGGTGGTGGCGGGACGCTGGCCGCCGTCTGCACAGCCTGCTGCACAATCGCCGCCTCTTGCTTCATCGCCTCTCGGTCAATGTTCTGCATGGCCACGATCTCTGCCGTCCCAATTTGTGTCTGATACTTTAACTCTAATTCGTACTTCTTGAGCATTAAGTCTTGTGCCAGTTGATCTCTTCGATAATCGTCATCGCGGATCATCTGCTCGCGCTTCAATTCAAGCTCGGCAGCCTTCTTCTGAATGTCTGCTTGGATCGACTGCGCCTGCACCTGCGCCAGCACTTCTTCTGGAGTCGGTTTCGGTACATCGGCCTGTGGCATCTGGTAGTCAGCAGGCAGTGTCTGAAAGTAGCTTGATGCGTCCTTAAATCCAGACAACTCGATGATCTTCTGAATCGTGCGGATGTACATCGCTGGTGTCACCACAGGATTGCCCAAGCCAAACTGCTGCATGATTTGCTCTTGTTTGCCTGCAATCATGGTCAGTGCTTGGATGCGGTCATTGGTGTCACCGTTACCCAAGCCAATGTTGATGGACACATCCATGGAGTTATTCCAGACGCGGGGATCAATTTCCACCCACTCATTACGCAAACGAATCATCCGAGGCTTGTCTTGATGGGTGGTCATCAGATACAAAATGCCCTTGAACAGCTTCTTCATGCCCTCGGCCAAGAGTCTGGCTTGCAACTCCAATCGGCTTTGGCTGGCGCTCACGGTGGCCGCCACAGCAGCCTTGGTGGTTGATTGCAATGCGTCAGGATCAAGACCCATGGCGGCTTTGCTCATGCCGGTACGGTCTTCGCGCATTGCGTCCATGTAGTCCAGCATCGGGAATGCGGCCTGTCCGACAAAGGGGCTGGAGAACGGTTGCACCATGCCTGGCGCACGCATCCGAATAATTGCGCCTGTCTCGTTATTCAGCACATCGTCAATATTGACCTGACCTTCCACCACGGCAGTGCGCGGATGGATCGACTGCGCCAGCGAGTCCAAGGTGTTACGCATGATCTCGGACTTGATCTCCTGAATGTCATGCGTCACATCAAAAATCGACATCGCCTCAAGTGGCGAGGTATGTGGCTCGGGGTCGCAAGGGAAATCCACAAAGGGGATGTAGCTGGCGGGTAAGTTCCGCACCACGGTGTAGCCTGAACCCATGCAGCAAACTTTGCGGAGTTCAGCGATGCCGTCACCGTCATAGTCAACGCGGATATAGGATTCAATATACAAAACCCTGCGCTGCATGGGATTCAGACTGTCACCCGCGCCCAAGGTGGTGGAGAGTGGCTGACGCGCCAAATACTCGTCATTGCTGTCCAAGTCGGTGCTGGAGATGTTCTCCTCAATCTCCTCCAGCTCGTAGCCCATCTTGAGCAAATCGTCCACGGTTGCCATCTGACGGTGGGCGATGATGCCTGCATCCTCAAATGATCTCGCTCTGCGATCAAGTATCAATTCTTCAGGTGGCACGGCCATGATGCGGATGCGCCCATCTTTGGTGGTGCGCTTGATCTGCACATCATGCAACATGGGTGGCGGCATCATCACAGGTTGACCAGTCATTGGATCAATCTGTGGCTGCATCATGTCCATGGGCACAGATGTGTCGGGGTAACTGACCACAATCTTGACCTCTGCACCTTCTTGCATCAGCACCTGCAAGGTCTGGTCATCAAGTCCCGAGTACTCGTCAATCTTGACCTCTTCAACCTCGTCCCACCAGTACTTGGCAATGCCGCATTTACGCACCAATGAGTCTTTGAACAACGCATAGGTAGTCATGAAACCGTTGTTGTCGTTGCTAAATATGTAATTGGCGTAGTCAGTCGCCTGCTGTGCGCCTGTCACATCTTCAGGACCGCGAGGCACATACTCCACGACATTCTCACTGCTGAAAAACACCTTCATCAGGCTTGGCAACATGGCTGACACCGTGTCGCGCACCTCCATGGCCACGACTTGGCTTCGCCCATCTTCCTCGTTGCCAAAGGGGTCGCCACGGTAATACTCAGTTCCCTTGGCGCGGATGGGGGAGACATCAGAGTCGATGTAGCTGACAGCGTCCTCCAACTCGCCAGAGACGATGCCCTGCAACTCGGTGTCGTCCATCGGCTCAATGGCCGCGATGTCGGTGCTGATGTTCATGTCGTTGATCATTTCTTGTTCCTTGCAGATATGGCTTTTGCCGTTTTCCTAGCATCGGCCTTACTTGACGCGCCCCACGCCTTCAGACTCAACAGCAAGCGCGTTGGCTCGCCGTTTTTGTACTCGGGGCCTGGCATATTGCCCATTCTCGCAAGGAATGAGGCCCTGCGCGGGTTGTCGCCACTCTTGACAGGCGCTTTCAGATTCATGCCCTCGGCTTTTGCGCTGGCGCGTCCCTTCGCATTCAGGCCGCCACTCGGATTCTTTCCCTCTTTACGCTGCCACGCGGGTGTCTTCATAGGGCACTTTCTTCAAAATCACATACATGGAGTCAACTGCTCGCGGCAGTCGCAGTATTTCATCTTGTGGCAATTCTAGGCTTGCACCGTAATTGCTGAGACTCATTTGCAAATGCGTCAACTCAAACCGACTACCTTTCCAGCCCAAGTACCACGCCCACTCGCAGTAATACACCCAAGATTTTTCGTTGAACGCACGCACATGAGTCGGGTCTTGCCACGCGCCATGACTCAAGTCATAGGGCACATGAATGTGCATCTCGCCGCCTTCACGCAACAAATCCCGACAGTTGGTCATGGCCGTCACCAAGTCCGGTATGTGCTCCAACACATCATTGGCGATGATCCTGTCAAAGCAAAAAGGCTTAATAGTCACCAGCCCAACTGGTGACTGTATGACTTCACCTAGTGACAATTTGCAAATATCCACCACCCAATCAGCGCCAACATCTGCACGAATGTCAGCATTCACGCAGTCAGGCTTGTAGTCCTTGCCCGAACCCAGATTAAGAGTTAAACCATTGCTTGGCATAGTCTGGCCTGTTCTTTAAAAGCCATGGAATGGCAGCCTTGGTCAGTGCGTCACCGTTCATGCCCACAGTCTGGCTGCCAATGTGGTGGACATATGACCGACTCAGGTAATGGTGAAAGCCTGCTTTTCTCAAATCCTCGCAGTGCACATCATCGGAATACCAATTCAGCGGTGGAAACTTGGCCGCGCTCCACGCATCAGCGCCAATCCATGCAAAGATAGGGGATGGGCATTCCAGCGGCACAATTGCGTCTTCATAGGGGTACTTAAAGTAGTGCAACTGCTGCCCAAAGGGATTGCTTCGCACATTTTGCACAGGTCTGGCCGCATCACAACGCGCTGAAACCCAGCCCACAGGCTCGCCGGTTTCCTCTCTCAACTGCGCCACATCCTCCATCAGCAGACGGTAGCTCGTTGGGGTCAGCACGATGTCATCATTGGCGCAGATCACCGACTCAAACCCATCGGCAAACGCCCTGTCCATGATGTCGTTGTAATCCTCACCGAAATTGTGCGGCGCACCAAAGACCTTCAGGTCAGCGTCAAAGCCGCCAATAATGGACTCTGGACCGCGCAAATAGACAGGCACTTCTGGACAATACTCGGCAATGCTTGTGAGCATCACCCGCAAACCTTTGCCAGTGACTGTGCTGATGCATATGGGGGAGATCACTTCTTGGGCTTCTTCTTGGCGGTCTTGGCCGCCAGCTTGAAGTCAGCAGCAGATGGTGCTGCCTTTGATCCCACCTTGTTCATCTTCTCGCCAGAGCCAGCGGCGATGCGTTTTTGCTTGGCGTGGATGTTGGCGTACAGGCCTGGCTTACTCTTCATCTTTAACCCCAATCTTGATCGTCAGCAATGACTCTGGCTCTTCCTCTTCCTCTTCCTCTTCTTCATCCACCACCCAAGCCGAACAAGTTCTGCTGGCCGCGCACTTGAAGTCAAATATCTCGCAATACCCCAAGTCACCAGCCTCAATCGTGCCCCAAGGATCGCCCTCATCGCCAATGCCCTTGGCAATGCAATCGAGCATTCCATCATCTTGGTTGAAAGCCGCGCAGTTACCGCAACGGCTCATCTTCGCGTCTTGAGCGTCAACGCCCCACTCTTTGGCCATCTGCATCCAATACTGCTTGTTGGGCAGATTCGGATTCTCAGGACCGTAGTTCGCAGACTCAATCGCCTTGCCGCGATTCTTCAAGTTCAGCGTGATGTCTTGCGTGGCCATGGGACAACTCTTGACATCCTCATAGCCCTCGTCTTGGTCCATGGCCTGATCCATGGTGCGCTTCAAGGTAGCCATTAACGCATCCCCTTGGTCTTCATGTTCTTCGCTGTACGCGCACCGCGCATGGGCATCTTGGCAGAACTCAAAGCAATAGCCACCGCTTGGCGTGGATTCTTGACGACTTTGCCGCCTTTGCCAGAGTGCAATGTGCCAGACTTGTACTCCTTCATTACAGAACCGACTTTCTTTTGTGCCTTGGTCATCTTCATCTGAATGCTCCTTGAATAAATGAATTATGCAACCCTTGATAGGTTTCTTTTCAGCGGTTGACTCCACTTCGTGCTGGCCTTTGACCCCATCATGCCAATCACAGCATCAGACGCAAAGGTCAAACAAAAAGCATCAGCCTTGTCAGGCGAGGCCAAGCCACGCTTTCTGATCTCATCCTTACCCTCAATCTGAATCTTGCCGTTAGAGGTAAACGAATACCTCACTGTCGCCAACTCAGCAATCAGCAGCTCATCCTTTGGCAGCCGACAGTCCCGCGCCTCCAGCCACGACTTGGCCTTGTACCAAAGCTCGGCCTTCAGGTTGCGGTAAGTCGTGCCCATGGCAGGGGACTCGCTCACATTGATACCGCGAGCCGGTAGATTCAACTCTCTAAGACGGTCAACCACGCCAGCGCCAAGTCCAATGCTGTCCACCAGTATCTCTGTCGGCCTCTCGCTTGGCGGCAATATCTCAAACTCGGCCACCACCGCACCCGTCAACTGCATCAAATCCAGATTCTTCCAAGTCTTAATAGGCTCAGTCACCGCGTTACCGCGCCTTTTGCACAATGCGGAACGGTCCGAACCAAACCGTGCCACATCCAAACCCCACACCAAACTGGCATAGGGACTCGCCTCAACATCCCGATTCATCGCCAAGTCCAGCAATTCCATGGGAATGACGGTATCTTCGTCAGACTTCGGAAACTCACCCAAGACGCGGATGCGGTAGGCATTGGACTCCTCACCATAACGCGCCTTCATCTCTTCGATGTACGCCTCTGACACCCTGGGCGAGTCGGCGCAAGACACCTTCATCGTCACCCAATCCCCCGCCAATCGGTTATGGGTGTCGTAGAAGAATCCGCTGGAACGCACCGGATTGCCCAGCAACAGCGTCACAGCGTTGTGGCCGGACATTGAGCCGGATGCCGCCTCAAACACCTTCTCAGGTATACCGGAAGCCTCATCCCCCACCAGCATCACATGATCGCTGTGAACCCCTTGCAAGGCTTCGGGCTGCTCTGCCCTCGATGTTCTGGCCGAGATGAACGCCTCCTCATTCGCGCCAATCACCTCAATACGGTCTTGCTTCACATCCAATTGCTCGGCCAGCATGGGCGGCAACACCTTCACCCAACGCTTGACCTCGGCAAATAAGGCATCGTAGAGCTGTGAACTGGTCGGTGCTGTGACCACCACCTTGACCGGAAATCTTAGGAACAGATACCAAATCATCGCCCAGCTCGCAGCGGTGGACTTGCCAACGCCATGTCCTGATCTCACCGAGATACGGCGGTTGCCTGACGCAATGCTGTTCAAGAATTCAATCTGCCACTGGTCAGGCTCAGTGTTCAGCACCTCGCGGACGAATAGGACAGGGTTGTGCTTGTAGAGCTTGACGAATTCGACAAAAGGGTTATTCGCCACCAAATCATTGGAAATTTTTTTCGGGGCAGCCTTCTTTGTGGCAGTGGGGGTAGGGGTGGTGGTCATCGGGTTATGGGATTCGGTAGGTGTTTGGCTGCGTCATCAGCCGCCCCCGCCGCAAACGCGCAAGGGGGGGGCATCGCGCCGCGCCAGGCGCAGGCCGCGCCCACTTTACAGCGAAAAGATATCCACAGGGGTATGCATCGCTAAGTCGTTGATTCATATGCTCTCTTACAGATAGCTTACAGAATCCATTTAATACGATGTCCATTATGTTAAGTCAAATGTGGATAACTGGCTCTGATTTGCTCAATCAGTAGGCAGATTTGCGTTATCCACAGGCCAGTGTGTTCAATCATTGCGTTTTTCTGTGGATAAGTCCTCGAGCACCTCGGTATGGCGCAGTGCCGCCATGCGTAGGTCTTGGACATTGATGTTGATTTGCGCGGCTTTTTGTAAGCCATAAGTCTTCTGATCCCACCGTTCAGCCAGCCACTGGCGCGTTCGGATGCGCTGGACATCGCGCTGCGCGTGATCGACATCCATGCCGTCCGCGATCTCCACCGTCTCACACGCTAAAAGGTCTGCTGCACGCGTGCGCGCACGCGCAATCATAGCACCGTGATCATTTTCCTCAATCCAATCGTCTAGCGCACGCTTGCTGATGCCCAGATCGATGCAGATGTTGGCAATGCTTTTGCCACTTTCCACCATGCTGAAGATCATCTCTTCGGGCATATCGTTGAGGAAAGCAATGTCCTGTCTTCGTTTTGGGTTACCAACCACGCTCAGACCCTCTTAAAACGCGATTTAAGCCACTCAAAGCCCGATTTGACCCATTGGCCTACCTTACTCATGATTTCACTTAATTTGCCCATTCTTGAACCTCTCCGCTTGTTTGCTGTTGAATTTCTTTTCTGCTGCTGGACCGTCCAGCACCTCAAGGTCATCTGGGAAGTCGTCAAAGCCTGATTCTCCACCTATTTTGTTGGCTTTGAAGCTGACCACCTTGGCGGTTGGATCAAAGGCTTTGACCTTGATGATTTCTTGCACCAGCGGATCGTTGAAGATCACCTCCAGCTCTTCCATGGACCAAATGCAATGGTTGCTCAGTTCCTGCCTTTCGCGCTGCATAGCCAAAGTCTCGTTGACCGTCCTGACAATGACCATGACCTGACCTGTCTGCATCTCCCACTCGATTCTCGGAATCTGATCGTTGGCTGGCGTGATGCCTTGACCGTCAGCCCACTGATCCAACACGCCATAAGCCCTGATCATTCCCGCCAAACTGGAATCGAATTTCGCATGATCCTTTGACGCAATCGCTTGGTGCAATCTGCCGTTCTGCGTCCAGAATTTCTCCCTCAACTCACTGTCTACTAAAGTAATCAGTCGATTTTCTCCCCATTTTCGATCACTGACCGCTTTCGCTGCCTCCAGTTCCACCAACTTGGATTGCACATAAACCGTCCACGAATCTGCTTGTGGACTTGGACTCACCACCACTGGATGCTGTCTGAGTGACTTCTTTGTTGCCATTTCTTTTTCCTTTCAAACAAATTGCATTTGGCGACACTGATGGAGACAAACTACGAGTCTTATAGACTCTCGTTTGTCGTGTCTCCATTCACGGCGACAATGTCTCCAAATGTCTCCAAATGTCTCCATTTTTCATGTATA